TTTGGCTCGTGTGCGTGGTTTGACTTGCGGTGCTAAATGAATGACAACATTCTGCTTATTAGTTTGATGTTGCTTTTGTTTCTGTAAAGCACCAGACTTTTTCGGTTTCCTCCTCAAAGGATTATTGAGCATTATACAATAAGACAAGACAATAATAAATAGTTATTCGTTTTTAATTGTGAGTTTGTTAAAATTTTTATAAAAAGTATGTGTAATTTGATTGAAAAATAAGAAATTATAAGGCTTATCAAAAACATAATCAAAGATCTGTTGGGCTTCAGCCCGAGTCATACCAAGCACATCATCAACAAAATCTCTTATGCTGACAACCGATTTCGGGCGGAACAGAATATACACATCAATCAAGCCCCTTATTTGGCGTGGCAAACTTTTGAGAGTTAGAACCGAAATTATTATATTTAGCCGATAATGTCTGTGTTTATAAATAAGTTTTTGTAATCTTGCGAGAACAGCTTTGTTGCGTAACAATTCGCTAAAATCATCTAAAATTAAACAACAATCTTTTTTCTCATCTTTTGCTTCGGCACAAGTAGTATCAATGATATCAAATGTTTTCGCTGACAAATCAAAGAATGTGCGACTTGGTGAATGTTTTGCGAATGGGTGATGTTCGCCCTCACTCTCAAAGCATTCACGAGGTGTCGCATAAAAAACATAATCAAACTTATGGCGAAACACTTCGCCTTTACCTGTAGATGTCATAATGCTGTTCATAAATGACGATTTACCTGAACCCATAGATCCAACGACGACATACACAGCGGGTTTATCAATAAAAGGAGGTGGAACACCGAGTTTCCCATCAATGTTCTGGTCTGTTGGTTTTATTTTCAAATCGCTGTCACCATTTTCGCTGATAAGCATTTATAATATACATTTATTTTAATTGTATAGTATATAAGGTAATGGCTGACATAGAGGATGTTTTAGATAAAATTCGCTGTAATTCAAGTTTATTATCTCATTATCATCGCAAACGATACTTACAATTGAAAAGCCGACTAAAGTATTACAGAATTCCAATAATTCTGTTGAGTTCGTTAAATTCGGTCTCGGCTGTCTCATTACAGCCATTTATGCTCCAAGAGTATGTAAGTTTGATTAATATGATGTTAAGTTTAATAGTAGGAATAATCGGGTCAATTGAGCTGTTTTATTCAATTGGAAAACAGATGGAGCAAGAGCTGATAAGTTCTCGTGAGTTTTATATTTTGGCTTGTGACATATACAAATGGTTGTCATTGAATGAAAAAAGTAAAACACAAGATGGGTTTGAGTTTTTGAATGATTCGTATGTGCGTTATATAAAATTAATTGAGACGAGCATTGTATTGAAAAAAAAGATTGATGACAAACTATCAATCATACCAAATTTATCACCCGCTCCAAAATCATCAATCCCCCTAACTATTTCTACCGACACATTTTTAGATTCATCAAGTGATGAACCCGAATCAAGTATTTAATTATTTTTTCATATACGGAGCACAATCTCCCCATTTCGCATTCCAATTATCAATTTGTTGTTTTGTTGGTTTATGTGTGACTCCAGCACCATCACGCCATTTGTGAGGCTTGGGAGGAGCATTCTTTACTTTATCAATCAAGTGATCGGGTATCACATTCTTATCAAACTTTATCTTTTGTTGAACTACCTTAACATTTGTGATACCAATATCAGCAAGAGCCTTATCAATAGTAGGAGCATTAACCTCCATATCGTCAGCCTTGTCTTGTATGGCTATGAGTCTGTACGCATATTTATCAACATATATATCCATCGTCTTATTGCATAATACGATAAGTGAAGCGTCTATTTCTTCTAATTCTTCTTCTGTAAATGAAGGAATCTCTTTGTTTTTGTATGCATAGCCTATGCACTTCTCTCCTATAGAATTTATTTCTCCACTATAATTTTTATATTGATTATTAATAATACTTACCATTTCCTCTCTCAAACACTCAACCAAAGTGTTTTGTTTCGCCAAGTTTGTTTTTATATGATAATCAATGAATGTGTCAATTTTCCATTTCATCGTGTCAATAGAATAATTCCTCATATAGAATGCAATATAACCATTCACATCAAGTTTAACCAAACTTGAAGTATGCAAGGTTCCATTGTGAGCAGCCTTAAGACTTGAATTAATATCAGGTGCATTAGTCATTACGCAACCTTGTGCTTGTAAAATGCGTTTCATATGGTTGGTCATTTTGTTGCTCATAATGGTGTTCATAATTGTTGTTATTAAGTTTTACACTTGTTATTTAACTATTGTAAATTAAGCATATAATATTATTTTTCTTTCAATTTTTTTTTTGTAAGCCTAAAAAACGAAAAACAATTTATTTATTTAAGTCATTTTTTATATATTAAAACGAACAACGCAACAACAAAAACTATTTCAATCATTTTATACTATCTGGTAGTATTATTATGTTGTTATAACATATATGCCGTTTCGTATAATACCTATCGTTGGAACATCATTGGTTCAAGTATATGACAAGAATCGTCTCATAGCTAAACACAGCACTTTAGACAATGCCAAGAAACAAATTCATTTGATTCGAGCCATTGATCACGGATTTAAGCCGACACAACAGAGCAACATTGAAAAGCCAAAAAAATAAATGATTGTATATACAATGCGTGGTAGTATGACAATGTGTTGTCATACTTCTCTCAACTTCTTCTTTTTGAAACTCAAAAAATAAAAATTTATTCATTGTAACAAAGTTCAAACGCTCTTTGTTGAATAATCGTATGCTGCGAACTAACAAAAGCGTGGTAGTATGACAATGTGTTGTCATACTTCTCTCAACTTCTTCTTTTTGAAACTCAAAAAATAAAAATTTATTCATTGTAACAAAGTTCAAACGCTCTTTGTTAAATAATCGTATGCTGCGAACTAACAAAAGCGTGGTAGTATGATAAAAAAATATTAAAATAAAAAATTGAAATCATTTTATACATTGTGTTGTAATCATAATTTATAAAATGGAAAGTGAAAAGAAATCACGAGCCGAATATATGAAGGCGTATCGTGATGCGAATTATGAAAAAATACGAGCTTACAAGGTTACATACAACCAAGAGTATTTTCAATTGCACCAAGATCAAATAATGGCGAATCGTCAAACGAGCGAGTCTATTAAACAATACAGCAACGACTACAAACAACGACTACAAACTTGTATGTGTTGGAAAACTTACAAGATGTCATACTTTTATACTCATAGGAAAAAGTGCAAGGTATATTTAGAAAGTATTCAAAAAGATATTGTATGCATTGAATGCCCGAGTAAAGTTGATTTGGGAAACATATTATGATATATTAGCAATACCACAATATAATAATAAAATCAAAAAAGAATATAAATAAGATGATATTATCAATAAATCAGGAAAAACCAATTGGTTTTTCCATATTCTTATATAAAATATGATGAAAATTGATTTTATCATATTTTTTCTTGATATTCCTCCTTTGCTTGTCTATGTTGATTTAATATTTAAATCAACTTTGCTCGGGTATTCAAAGCACAAGTGTTGATAATGGTTTGAGCAGACTTGGGTGAATGACACATTCATCTTTTCGTTCGTCTATTCCTCTGTCCGTTCTACCAAGATATTTAATTTGAACCTCACCATTATCGTATTGATCTTTATTGAACAACCAATACCATGTTCCCTCATCATATTTGAACAAGAAGTAACACTTGGTTTGATTTTCATTCCACAATCGCAGAGCCTCGTCAATCTTATTCTTACCAATAAGTTTTTGATACGAATATTTATTGAAACTCTCTCTCCTTGTCTTGAGTTCAACATATAAGTTGTCACCTTGAAAATCAAACAGAGCATATTGATTACTTGTTTTTACAAGATTACTACCGAAGATGAGTTTCAAGTTAGGCAATTCAACCTCCTCACTTTTTAAGCCAAATTCAATATCTCTCAATTTTTTTCCTAAATCCATTTGTAAATATGTATATATTTTATTAATATTATAAAATATACAATTGATAAATTACCATTGGGCGAAATACACATTGACTTTGAATTTTTTTAATTGCGTTGTTGGGAAAGTTGTCACATTTATTTGTGTTATTAATCCCGTTCCAGCTGTTGTTGATACGGGACTTGTAAATTTTCCATTAGAATTACCAGATGAACCGCTTACGAGAGTAATCGCCGAAGAAGTTGCTAATACTACAGAACCCGCTGTTATTACTTGTATCTGTAAGCTGGGA